TAGTACCTTTACTTGTAGCTCTAGAAGTCCAACTTCCAGATGTAGAACCTGTATATACTGTTCCTCCTCGAGCCGCTACAACTAAATTATTAAATATTGCTACCATATTTAATCTTTCTGTAGATGCAGATACTTGAGGTACTATTGTAGAATTATATTTTGCTGTTCCGGATATTTTTTTATATCCTCCTGCAATATCGGGTTCAAAATTTTGTAAAGATAATGCTTCTCCCGGTCTCATAGAAAAAACATCTTTATTTAAAATTAATCCTCCAAAACAACTAACAACTGTAGGAGTTATTTGTGAAGTATTTGGCACTACATTATACCTCTACCATAGTGACGAAGATTAATTCTTTCATCACGCATGTATTCTTGTCGAGATACTAAATCTTTTTGTAATCTTTTTAAACCATCTTCATATTCTTTATTTGAAATCATTGCATGTTCTGGGTCAGAACGTAACATATACGCATAGTATCTACTTCTTGTTACTAATAAATCTGCATATCTATCATCTAAATCTGGTGTATCTCCATGAGCTGATAATTCAGTATGTTCTTTCCAATATTCAACAATAATAGAATAATCATTTCTATCCGGTACTGGACTTAAACCTATTTTACCACTTTGAGTTTTATAAATATATTTAGGTTCTCCTTGAGAAGTACTTAAATTAGCTTTATCTTTTTCTGAATATTGTCTAATATAATCATCATAAGAAATATAGCGTAATTTTTTAGGGCCTATATTTCTAGATATTCTAACATAATCAACATCTAAATTAGTTGCAGTAGACGTATTGTTTACTGTAATATAACTTGTTTGAGCTGTTGCTGTAAAGGTTGTGTCTAATACTGCACCCTCACCAAAATCTTCTACAGTTAATGTTGTATTTAAATTTTGTGTACCTTCTGCCGCAGTACCTACTTGTATTTTTAATGCTTGTCCTACACTATTAGAATCATATACTTTTACTTGTATTCTATATTCTGTATTTTTACTAGTTGTAATAGCTTGATAAGCGGCATAATCATTTAATCTTAATCTACCATTACCTCCACTATTATAAGCGGCACTACCTGCACCTGCTATAGTTGTCCAACTAGTTATATTAGAAGTAAACTCCCCATTAGTAACTAATTCTTTTGGTTTTAAATAAACTGTATCCCAATCTATTTTACGCCATTCTAAATCTCCTGTTTGTGGAGAATCTGTTGTAGGTAAATTATATTCTCGTTGACCTGCATTAGTATTATAAAATGTTTCTTTATGAAGACTTGGTAATTCTTCTAATTCATTATAAACATCATGTAATGAACGATTAACAAAGTTTTTAACAGAAGTTTGTACTCCTCTACTAGATGCAAAATTAGCTGAAGTTAATTCTACTTCATTTAAATCATTGAGTACTCTGTTAGTTATTGTTAAGTATGTTGCCATTATATTCCTAATTCTATTGTGTTAAAACCTTCTATTGGATAAGACTCTGTCTCAAAACAAAACGAATCAAAATGAATATCTTCATCACCTTGACTTCGTGCATAAGATTTAAAATCATCAATCATAATTTGATTGTATTCTGTGCATGTTTCCATGTCTGGATAAAGATATCCTTGATATCTAACTGATGGCCAATTAGGCATGGATGTTATTATTATAGCCATTACTATTTTAACCATTAATTTTATCTTTTTTATTTTCTAATAAACTTAATATTTTATCTAATTTAATTTCTAAATTTTCTACTCTTTCTTCCATTTCATGTTTAACATTATTTTGATTAGGATACATGTGAATAGTTTTTTGTCCTGTAGATGCAGAACTTTTTTTTCTAAAATCGTAAGTTGTCATAAATCCTTTATTTAGTAAATTAATAAAAGGGGGCCGAAGCCCCCTCTAAATTATATTAATTAGCCGTCGTGTTGAGCCGCAGTATTTCTGTCAGTCTCATCAACGCCACTAACATCACAAAGTACTGCCCAAACACGGATTTTACCCGCACTGGATGCCGCACTTAGCATTAGTACATCAAGTGTATCTGCACTAGCAACAACAAGATTTGCTGTAGCTGTAAGTACAGAGTACCCAACTTCTTTTGCATCGCCATCAACAAAATTGTCAACATCTCCACCAGTAATACCTAAATCTACAGTTACAGAGTTAGATAGTTGTGTTAATATTTCCATTCCTGCTTGCATGATTAAAGTTTCTGCCGGAATATCAAGAGCTTGTAAAACATCTCCTGTTGCAGTTCCTGCGTCACTATTAATTGCAGCTATGTCAATTACATTTTCTACAAGATAAGGAGTTCTTATACCTGCACTAAATCTACTTGGTCTAGCACCTGCGGCACTAGGGCCTGTTACGTCATATGTAGCCATATTATATCTCCTTAATCAATTAAAAGATGTCTAGCTTGAAGTGCTTCCGAACGAAGTACTTTTCTACCAAAGACGTGAAGACCTCTAACAATATCAGAAAATGAATCTGGGTCTCTTACTACTTCTGTTTTTGCAATAGCATTAGCAGTAGCAGTTGAAGACATGTGTCCAAATATTACTTTAAAATAGTTAGAAGTTGTTGAAGCAGCAAAGTTATTAGTCATGTATAGTTTAAAACCATTTACTTGACCATTAACAACTGAGCCATTTCTTAAAGGCGATGTACCATCACCAGTTATAGACGCATCCATTAATTTAGATGACGCATTTCCAAGTTGTTCATAGAACTCTGGAGATGCTAAAAACCATCTGTTATCAGTTGGAATGTCTGCTGCATGTAAATTTTTTGCTGCAGTTGCTAAGATATCCATTGGGTCAACTTCGGAAGTTCCGAAACCCACATCTGCACCAGAGCCATCACTACCAGTAGTAGTTCCTGCACCGGCTAGCATTGCCGCAATTACATTTGCATCGTATGAATCTTTTAGAGCATATGCTCCAGAAGAAGTAGCCAAAGCTTCCCAGTTCACATGAGCTTGTCTTTCTTCGATATCATCAACTTTAAAAGCAAACGCATTAGCTTGGTCTACAACTAATTGAATTTGGTCATCTGCCAAATTCTGAGGAGAAATTAATCCGCCTCTGCTGTAAGCACTAACTGTAATTGTTGGCTCTTTAATAATGTTAACTGTATCTCCGTAAGCTTCAATCTCACCTGCGTAATCAGTATTAGTAATATCTTCTACTACTGATGCAGTTCTAAAGAACTTTTGGACTTTTTGACTGTATATAGCAGGTAACCAATTACCAGATGGTAAATTGTTATACCCGTTTGCTGTTCCTATAGCCATAATTTTGTCCTCCTATAGACATAAAGATTAATTACGTATTCTACCCTCTACTCTAGCAAGGTCGATATCCTTTTCATGTTTAAGATATTGACTAGGTTTTAATTTAGTGATTTCCGATACACTCCAAATTTTCTTTTGATTTGTATCTAACTCTTGACCACGCTTTGTAGAAGTAACTGCCTTTGCCGCTTCTGCTCTTGCATTTTTAACAGATTCTTTTTTTTGATTAGGAAACTTTTTATCCATTTTATATAAATCAATTGCTCGTGCCGCTAATTTTGCGTTATCGGCATTTTCATACAACCAACCTTGTATATGTGGGTCTTGTTCTTTAGCCCACTCATGGAAGTCTTCAGTTTTTCTAATCTTATCAAAGTCTGGATGCAACTGCATTAACTCGACTTCGGCTCTCTCCTTTGCAACACTTTGTGTTTGCTCTTGAAGATTTTTTAGTTTGCCTTCTACTGCTTTAGCTTGTTCTTGAGCTTCTTGTATAGCAATACTTTTTACTGTATCATATACATCTGGATATTTTATTCTCCATGTTTCTAATTCCTTCTTATTTTTAGGAGGAATTATTTCACTAGACTTAGCCGTCAATTGCTCTTTTAATAAACTAACATCGCTTCTATGTTTAGAAATAGTAGAATCGTAATGGCGTTTAAGGTCGTCGTAACGCTTCTTAAACACTTTCTCTTCAGCATTAACAGGGTGTCCTTCATCGGGAGTGGCTTCTTCTTCTGAAGAAGTGTCCTTTGAAACAGTTGCTGTATCGTCTGAATTCTCCTTATCTAAATTTCTTTTATAGTTATTTTGATAGGGAGTCGGTTCTAATAATGATTGTGTTTCTTCTATTTGTTCAGCCTCATGCTCAACTTGCGATTCAACATTTTCATTAATTTGTTCCAATTTTTTTTCTTCCATATTTTCTCCTTGTGGGTGCTGTTGGAAGAACAGGTGGCCCTCGGTCGTTAGGGGCTACACAGGTTGTGTAGGTGGCCTGTTCGTAGTATCTGGCATAGTGTCCTCTGACATCATTCCAGAATTCATTTGATTATTGTCTACTGCATTTGTATCCATTTGTGCAACTACTTGTTCTAGTTGTGACATTACAGCCTGTGGATTTTGTATTAATGCAGTAACAGGGATATGTATCATTTCTTCCGTTTTAAGTTGGTCTAATTCTGCTACAACTTGTGGTGATGCTCCCTGCTCAATTAAAATTCTTTTTGCTAATTCTTTTTGTTCTGTACTAAAGGTACTTGCAATTGCCATATCTTCTTGACTTGATAGTAAGCTTCCTGTCTGGTCTGCAGTCATGCCACCATCGGTCATTTCTTCACCCATAGGTGCTCTACCTTCATTCATATTATCTATTGTAGGAGGTACAACTGCCTCTTTAGGGGCATTGCCTCCAACTCCTTCCATTCCTGTGGGAGTAGTATTTTTATATCCCATTAAGCCTGTTGCCATGTTAATCTCCTTTTAAATTTACCAATTATATTACAAATAGGTTTTCCTATTGAATGTAGTATTTTTCCTCGTATTGTTTTTTCACCTGCTAGATGTTTTGCCCAGTGAGGAACCCATAATTTAGCCCATGCAAAATATACTTTACCTAGTAGTGATTCTTCTTCCATTTCACGAACATAGTGTTTAGCCCATGCATGATAGCCTCTCATAACATCTGGTTCAGATATTGATAGTTTTACACCATATGCTTCATCTGCTTCCCATAATTTTTTAGAAAGTAATCCTTTACGATAAAAATAATCACAAATAATTTTACCTGTACTTTTATCATTACTAGAATCATAACTTCCACTATCAACTGTTGATTGATTGCCATCATTATCACGATAAGTAACTTTAGTATCTTGAGCCGCTAAGTATTCTTCTTTACTGTTGTATCCAGTTGTATTATCTTTATGTTCCCAAGCAAATCTATCTAGTACTTTACTCGATACATTACCACTATTAATAGATTTAACTGCGTCACCCATACTACCCATAGCAGCAGTTTGACCAGTTTTAGTATTAACAAATCTTCCATCTGCATCATAGCCCCAATCTTTTGTAGAACCATCTTGGTTTTTACTACCTTGTGAGCCATCATTACTAGATGCAACTATATCAGTTTTTTGTACTTTAGAACCTATTGTGCCTACTAATCTTGTTACTTCTACAACACCATCACCATAAACAGATTTCATTTGTTTAAAGTTCATATCACTAGATGCTACTGGCGTAGATAAATTAATTGATGGAGAGTATACTTGTCCTTGCATAGTAACAATACCCGGCTCTTCTACATGAGGGCCTTTACTTGTTAATCTGTAATTACCTTGTTCTTCTTTTGAAATACCTGCTCTGTCTAGCCAATATCGTTTATCAGCATTTACTTGACTTAATCCTAACTCTTCAAATTGTTGAGTAATAAAATCATAATCTGGATGTGCTTTTTCAAACATACCTTGTTGAGATAAACCACCCATATCATATTCTCTAGTATTATCTTTATCAAATATTTTTGCTTCGCCTAATATATGGTCTCTATATATTTTCCATGCCGCATCACCAGAACCATCTCTTCTACCACCAAAACTAAAATAATCTGGTTCAATATCTGCTGATGATGGAGACCATCCAAATATATTTATATAATTTCCATCTGCGTCAGTTGCACGAGGAATTAAATCATCTGCTAGTAATGGTTGCATTTGTCCCGGAAACGCAAGTTTGCTTGTTCCTTCATTTGGGTCACCATAATTATATTGGTCATTTAGCCATGTCATCATAGTATCTTGCCACCACATACCCCCTTGATTAGCTAAATCATCATAAACATTAGATGTAACTAATTTAGTACCTCCACCAGTAGGAGCTTTTACGGGATTAAAATAACCTTGTGCATAATCTGCATCAACTTGTTTTGCTTCGTCAAGTGGTACAAGATATCCTCCTGCATACATTGAATCTGTGTTATCTCCCGGCCCTTTTAGTATTTTCCAACCTTTGCCTTCTTTTGCAATAAGTCCTCTTTCTGGTGATGAGGCGATATCTAACCAATCTTCAAAGCCTTTTTTATTAAAAAATTCACCAACTGTACCTAGTAATTGACCAGTTAATGTTTTATTAAAATAGCTTTCTACATCTCTATTATATTCTGCATATCTATCACTACCCGGAGGTGGTGTTTTCATATTCATTCTATCTTCACTAGTAAAATAATTATTATCTAATGCCCATTGGTATAATTGAGAATCACTCCAATTTTTCATTCCACCCGGAAGTGTTTGATATTTATCTTTTCTATTAGGGTCTATTTGTCCTGTAGATGATGTTGGGCCACTTTCTGTTATACTTCTATATAAAGCTTGCTGTCTATCAAATGCACTATCACCACCTTCATTACCTCCCATCATAC